TTTCTAGCAAATGATTTTATTCACTTGCAAAAAAACTCGGCGATTTGCCGGAGCTTTTCCGCGGCCAGTTTAGACGGCTCTGCCGTCCCAGCTATCCACCTTGCCACGGTGTGCCGATGCACACCACAAATTGTGGCGATGGCCTTATTGGTTACTCCGACATCCGACAGCACGACAACTATCTGCTGTGCTGTCATGTCTTTAATGTCTTGACTTGTCATATTATATTGCCTTTTGGATTTTTGATACAAAAAAGGCCGGACGCAAATCCGGCCTTTTTTGGGTTGAACTACAACTCAACAATCTGCCCACGCCCATTGATGTAATGGGTGTAGGCTCCAGCCTCGCCGGCGTTCCGGCGGAGGCTATCCACGGCAGCCTTGCGGCTGCCGAACGCCCGATTACGGGCGTCCAAAAATTCTAACGCATTATCACAGACGTGCCAGCCGTCTGCGTCTAAAAAAATACGGGCCATTTTCTTTTCCATTTTTTTTTGCTCCATTTTTTTATTGATTAGCCCTGCCGGATATCGGCAGGGCGGCGGTGGATTAGTCGGCCAGCTTTTTCATTGCTGCCAAATAGTCAGCCTCTGTTAGCTGGCTATAATACGCCGTTACGGCGTAAGGATGAGCGTCTACACGGACGCTCTCACGCACCTCTTGCGAGGTGCGTTTGTACCGTTCCGGTGTCTCAAACACCGGAGTATGCCGCGCACCACGTTGCCACTGGCACAAACCAGTGTATTCCACCGTGCCATCATTGTAGATGACACAGAACACGTCTCCGCATCTACAGCTTCCCATGTTGCCGGTAACAATTTCGATTTTTTCCATTTTCATTTCTCAGTTCCTTTCTTGCCCCGTTGGGGCGTTTTGTGATTTAATTTTGCTGACTTTCCCGGTCAACACCAATTACTATATCATCGCTTTTATACTTGTCAAGTACTTTTTTGTACTTTTTTTAATATTTTTTTGCATTTTTTTATTTTACCCTCAAAAAAGTTGACCGCCAAGCCAAAGAGGGGAGGCGGCGGGGGAACTATATAAGGAGGGGGTGGTGGTGGGGTGTTAGGCATAAAGCACTACAAGCATAGCCAAAAGCATATCAAGCATAACCAAAGCATAAAGGAGAGCATAGCATGGATAACAAAAGCATAACCAGTAATACAGAGCATAGCCAAAGCATAGACAATAAAGATGCATATCCAACTCCAAGAGACATATCCAAGCATAAGCATGTATCGCTTAAAGGACAACGTAAAGCACTACTAAGGGATATGCTTAAAGATGCTGGATACAAGCCGTGTGCGTACTCATGCACGATGCAAGACGCATATGCCATGCTGCAGATAGCCTGCAACGTCATCAACCCACAAAACCCATCAAAGGCTTTTACGCTACTGCATCTCAGACTTAACACCGCTCAGGCACGCAGTCATCAGACCGATAAGGACAGCAAGGAGCGGTGAGCGGTGGGGGTGCAAAGTGGGCAGTTTATCCCTATTTGATACTTATTAGTGTGTTTATTAGTATGTATTTTGATTATTTCAACCCTTTTTATCCCTATTATGTAATACACATTAGCATGTTGCATTGGCGGTGTAATGAGCGGATTTAGCACAAAAACAGCACAATTCGGGATATTTAACCTCATAACCAAATGATTGCACATCACTTGATTATCTACCGGTTGGACTCTGAGCTTGTTTGTAATGACCGCATCCGTGCCTATTCCACTGTTGCCGGGTGTGCTGGTTTGCCTTAGTGGTGTGGCAGGCTGGCAAAAATGTCAGTATGGGTTGGGTTTTTTTAAAAGGTGGCAGGGGGTGTGGGTTCGGGTGGGCGGTATAGTGCGTAATATACCCCCAATAAAATTCCGCATAAAATTTGAAAAGTGGTATCACTTTTTGGGTTGACCGAAAAACGAGTAGTAAAAGTGAGGTTTGCGAATGGGTAAGACGTACAGAACATTTACGACAAGAATTGAAGAAAATCTGCTTGGATTATTTGACAGCAAGGTTGGAGAGAACAACCGCAACAAGATGTTGACTAAACTTATGCAGGACTTTGTGAATGGTGGTAAGAAGTCTGAAGAAAAAATCAAAGAGGTAGAAGCGAGCGTAAAAGACCAAAAGCTTGATGGATTGGTAAGTGAAGCGTTGCTTGAGGTGTTCAAGGCAAAAGGCAAAGAAGTATTTGGGGAATTAGACAATGAGACGATAGCTAAGCTGGCGATAAGCAGACTTCCGAAGATACAGAATACCGATGAATCGATAGAAGCGAATTTGATTAGTCTTGAAGAAGCGCAGAATAGACTTCCTAACGCTGAAGACCTGACCAAGGAGCTGAGTGAATTAAGGGGAATCATATCGAAGCTGTATCATGAAAGAGAGTTAGAGCAAATTTTGATAGATGGGTTGCACAAGCGTTTAAATCGAGATGAAGATGGTTATTGGGATAAACTAAAAGAGTTCATCAAAGAGACGTTCAAGAAGAGCCGTGAATATCGAGAAGAGTGTGAAGCGAGGGACATAGAATTTGAGCAGTTCAAAATATTGGTGAAGAGCAAATGATAACGAGCAGCAGGATAGAAAAAGACGTAAATTTATTTGCGATGTGGCTAAAGCGTTGGAAGCGAGACCCGGTGGCTTATGTGATAGAATGCATTGGAGACACTCCGACCTATCAGCAGGTAAAGATATTGCGAGCGTTAGTGAAGTATCATTTTGTGGCGGTTCGTTCTGGTCATGGGATAGGCAAGAGTCGCTTAATGGCTTGGGTAATAAACTGGTATTTGGATACGCATAGAGAGAATGGGGTATTATGCCGGATACCGGTAACCGGGGCGAGTGCAGACCAGTTAGGAGATATTGTTTGGCCTGAAGTTTCCGGTGTAATGGAAAGGAAATGGGGCATAATGGGTAAAGCGTATGAGGGAACGAGTGATACGTTTTACCTGAAGAGTTCTCCTAATGGTTGTTTTGCGAGTTTGCGAACAGCGAGGGCGGAAAAGCCTGATGCGTTACAGGGGTTTCATAACTGTTTTTTTGCTCTTGATGAGGGTTCAGGTATTCCTGATTCGGTGTTTGAAGTAGCTAGAGGGGCAATGGGCGACGAGGGTAGTTATGGTTTAATGACCGGCAACCCGACAACCAACAGTGGATATTTTTATAACGTGTTCAACAGCAATCAAAGTACCTGGAAGACGTTACATTTTTCAAGTATGGATTCGATGAGTGATACTGAATATTCGTACTTGTACATAGACCCTTATGGGAGAGCGTTAAGGATAACGCATAAAGGCAGACAGACCCGAAAATGGGTAGATGACATGCGTAACGAGTTTGGCGAGAACAGCAATGTTTTCAAGATTCGTGTAATGGGAGAATTTGCAACAGGCGCGGCGGATTTGGTAATCAGTGAAAATCTATTAAAAAATGTTTTTACTACACCTGATGTTCAAAACTCAGACAAGCGAATAGTTTTAGGTCTTGACCCGGCTAGAAGCGGCAATGACGATACTGCGTTGTGCATAAGGCAGGGAAACAGGATATTGGCTTTACAGAGCTGGCACGGCGAAGACACCGTAGAAAGCCGACACCGTACCGAGATAGCATATCGTGAATATAATTGCACTGATGCATATATTGACACCATTGGGATTGGTTCCGGTGTATACGATGAAATGAAACATAGCGGATTATATAACGTTCATGAAGTGATAGCGAGTGCAAAGTCTCCGGAAGACAACGATGCGAGATGTAAATGCCTGCGAGATTGGTTATGGTGGAGTGCGAGAAGTTATTTCAGGCGAACCGATATACATTTTTGCATTGAAAAAGAATCTGCTATTGCGAGACAGTTTATCAGAGAACTAACCACACCGACATATTGCTTTAAGCAAGATAAGGTTGTAGTTGAATCCAAAGAAGAACTAAAGAAGCGTGGTGTACAATCGCCTAACCTTGCTGATGCTTTTCTGCATACATTGATGTGCTATGACAAACGTGGTGCATTCCCAAACATTCCCAAAATAAAAAGAGTTAAAAAAAATAACAACAGGAGCTGGAAAACGATATGATACAAAACAGATTTAACAGTTGGTTAAAAGACGCAGAAAACTTTGAAGACCAATGGAGAAAAGACAACGAACTTAATTTTGATTATTACGATGGCAACCAATGGACAGAAGAAGAAGAAGCAATAATCAAATCGAGAGGACAGCAACCTACGGTAATGAACATGATTCGCCCAACAGTTGACATGTGCTTGAGCGTGGAGCAGGAGAAGCGAACCGACATTCAGGTTGTCGGCAGAACACCTGATAGTAGCGAAATAGGCGATAGTTTGACGGCGTTAATCAAACAGGTTAGAGATGTCAGTGTGGCGGATTATTACGAATCTCAAGCGTTCCGTGAGGGTATAATTGGCGGCAGAGGTGTATTGTTTGTTGATATTGAGCGTGAAGTTGATGAAGAAGGTGTAATTGTCCCCGGACAGATATTTGAACGTTGGATACCTTGGGAAGAAGTATATTTTGACCCGCATCATAGATTGCCCGATGCCACCGATGCAAGATTCATTATCCGTAAAGTATGGCTTGACATTGATAGTGCCAAAAAGCGATACAAAGACAAAGCGGAAGAAATTCAAAACAACTACAATGATTCGTTTCATGGCATTGAGGAAGAAGCTCAAATGTATGCACCGAACCGTGGTAAAGACCCGGAATATTACCGGCCGGGGAGAGTTTGCGTTTGTCATTGCTGGTACAAGGATGTTGATAACCGTGTTCGTTATGTTGAGTTTGCCGGTGATGTTTGCTTGCGTGGCAGTTTTGATAATGATTCAGAAAACGACACACCTAACGGCGTAGATGTTTATCCTATTGTGCCTTTCTATGCATTCAGAACCCGCAAGGGAAGACCGCAGGGGTTGGTTAGACTTATCCGTGATTATCAAGACACTATCAACAAAGTGAACAGTAAATACATTTGGAACTTAAGCTGTAACCGTATTCAGGTTGAAACCGATGCGGTAGATACAGCAAGAAATAGTTACGATGAGCTATCAGACCAGTGGAGTAGACCGGATGGTATAATTTTTCTGAACAACGGCGGACTGCAAAAAATCAGAACCGAAGAAAACCTGCGTGAATTGCAATATCTTTCAAATCACATTCAGATGTTAATCAATCTCATGCAGAGAACCAGCGGCATAAATGATTCCATGAACGGCATTGGCGGACAAAACGAACGAAGTGCAATGCAACAGCAGAACCGGATTCTGCAAGGTGCGGCGATGCAGACCAGCATTTTGGAAAACCTGCACTTCTCAAAACTTCAAACCACCAAAGTAATCTTAAAATTATTGGCAAAGTTCTATTCAGACAAGCCAATTTATGCAAGAATCTTAAAACCGAGCGGAGAAACAGAGTTTACAGCATTGAACCAGCAGAGCTATGATGAACATGGTAATCTGCAGGGTGTGTTTAACCAAATAAACGATGTATTGAACTACGATGTAGTTTTGCGGCGTGTAGCTCCGTTCAGCACCACAAGGGAACGTATGGTGAATATGTGCGTTGAACTTGGAAAAACTGGAGTATTACCTCCTGAGTTTATTGGTGAAATGGTGTTGAACTTTGGTGATATCCCCAACGCTAACGAATTGCGGCGTTTAATGAGTGAAATCAATGAACGCAACAGGGGAATGCAGGAGGCACAAGGCGTTGCCGGCATTGCAAAAACATTGCAGGGTTGACCGAAAAACAATATGTAAACAACAACAAAAACGGATTCGCAGTAGCGTTTACTGCCCCGAAAAGGAGATACTATGGCTGAAGAACACGATTCAAGATTTGATTTTTTAGATGAACTTTCAACCCCGGAAGAAACCGTTGAAACTCCCAAAGAGATTATAGCGGAAGAAAAAACCGATTCAGTTGAAGAACCTGAAAAGCAAAACGTTGATGAACTTGCCGAGTTAAAAAAACAGCTTGACGAGTATAAAGCAAAAACGGAAAATCTTGAAAAGAGAGCCAAGGACAATCAGGCGGCTTTTACAAAAAGCCAGCAGGAGCTTGCCGAATTAAAAAAGCGGCAGGCAAGCGGCAACGATGACGATGATTGGTTTAAGATTGAGGATTCGCAGGAAAAAGAACCTGCCCCCGAAGAAAAAGAAGACCGCATTGCAGAAGTTGCCAAAAAGACCGAAGAGCTTGAACGCAATATCAGAGTTCAGCAATGGGAAACAAAAGAACAGGAATTAAAAAAAGCGAACAGTGATTATGATGATGCTGTTGATATTTTAGCAAAATGTATTCTTACTGATTCCAACGGTGTACCGTTGCCGGTAGAACAACAGATAAATCCGTTTGCCAAAAAATATTTCGAATCAGGATGTTCTCCCGAAAACGCCTACAAGGTTGGCAAAGAATTGCTTGATGTAGCTGATATTGGAAAGAAACAAACAGTAAAAAAAATCTCACCAATGCGTAGCGACGATTCAAACTTAAATTCGCTTGGCACTGATGGGAGTTCGGCGAACATGATAGATGACCCGATAGACGATGTTCTGTCGTTTGTTCACCGAAAAAAATAGGAGAATAAGTTATGCCGAGTAACTTTTTTATTCGTAATGCAAATGACCCGAGAACGCCGGAACAGCATTCCAGCGATATTTTTCATGGTTATATTGAGAAGTCAGACTTTGCTTATTTGATGGGGAAAAAGGATTCCGGTATGCCGATTATTTTGGATACCACCAGTTTCCGCCAGCCGAACGAGCAGGTTATTTTTCACTTTATTGGTGAACTGGGTAAGGATTCCATTGATGGGCAGGACAAAACCGTAACCGGTAATGAAGAGTCCTTGGAAGAATTTACCGATTCCGTAAAGGTTGACCAGGTTGCCAAAGCGGTTAAAAAGATTGGCAAGATGACCGACCAGCGTATTATTTGGAAATTCCGTGAAGAGGGCAAGCGAGCCTTGATTAACTTCTGGAAATGGAAGAATGACGATATGCTTTTTGCGGCATTGAATGGTTATATCACCGATGGTGTAACCGACCTGCGTAAGGACTTGAGCGTGGTAAACTCTACTGCGTTGGTTAAAGGTGCTAATCGTTGCGTAATGGCAAAGACGGTATCCAGCAAGGAGTCGTTTGAGGTTATTACTGCATCAAATTCGAACAACACCAGCTTGCTGAGCAACATTGACATGTCCGGCGGCAAGATGAACACTGTTCTGCTTGATGAACTTAGCATCATTGCCACCGATGGCGACCGCAAAATTCAGCCGGTTCGCATGAACTCCAATGGGCAGGAAATGTACTTCCTGTTGTTGAGCAAACAGGCGGCACGAGATTTGCGTCAGAATGCGGCGTTTCAGAAACACCGTATCGGTTTGGTTGAAGCAGGGCTTGACCCGGCTAAAGACCCGTGGGTATCCGGTGCGTTGGGTGTTTGGAACAACATCATTCTTAAGGAAACCAGCAAGGTTGAACGAGTTTCAAACTCTGATTCCAGTAAGACCATGTCCCGTAACCTGCTGTTAGGTGCGAATGCGGCGGTTAATATGTGGGCGCAGCAGTTGGAATATGTTGAAGATTACAGCGACTACAAGCGTATCTTCGGCATGAATTCTGATGAAATTCGTGGTGTTAAAAAGCTGTGCTTTGATAACGTTGATGTGGGTGTTATGCAGGTTATCACTGCTGGCAAATAATTTAAGGAGACAGTAATATGGCAGATGTAGATGTAACTGCAAAAGTTGTTGAATGTAAATTGAACAACGCCTTGTATTCTTTTGGCACGACCAAAATTTACAAGTTTGACCCGGTTGAAATGGGTGCGGCGGAAGCCGGAACGCATACCCTTGTTAATTTAGACAAAGGTGAAATGATTCTTGACGGTCAGTTGATTGTCGGCACGACCTGTACTTCCGGCGGTTCTGCTACTGTTAAGTTGCAGATTGGCAGTGTGGACTTAACCGGAGCGTTGGCCGTAGCCAATTTGACCAAAGGCACGGTTGTACCGTTGGCGTTATCGGCGACCGGAGCTACTAAGATTAGCGACTCCGCCGTTAATCCGGTTAAGGCGGTAATTGCTGTTGCGGCATTAACCGCAGGTGATGTATACGTTGTATTGCGAACCTGTAAGTTAGTAGATATGGCGTAAGGACGAACACAATGGACACACAAGAACTTTTACAAAAATGCGTTGAATCTGTAAAGCGATATTTCAAAGACGGTTCAATAATGAATCGCTTTGGCGATGATATTGAAGATTACATGAACGACGGATTGCGTGATTGTTCTTTTGTGTCCGGCGGTTTTAATTTTTCCGTTACTGTAAATAGCGATGGTGTTATTGCGGCAACGGAAAACATTTTGCGTATAAGGGAAGCGTATATTGGTGAACAGGAACTGCGTTTAATTACCAGTTCAGATTTATTGAATACAGTAAATTATCATGAACAAAACACCGGAAGACCGTCATATCTTGTTCATGGCTTAGACCAGTTTAATCAATATCGTTTATATCCTAAACCAGACTCAACGGTACAGGTTAAACTTATTTGTGATAGTATTGTTGATGAACATAACATAAGTTTTGAGGTGGCTGAAGCTGTTTGTCTTTATGTTATATTCCGTTGTTTGCTGTGCGATAACGACAAACAGTTGGTTGAAGTTTATCAACGCTATAAAAACATGGCGGAACGTTTGTGCAGTATGAGAACAAATCGACAAAAACACAAGGGGCAGTATTTTTAATGTGGGATAAAATAACAAAACAAATTAGGGTACTGCTTAATGATTCAACAGAGGTAGTATTTACTGATGATGAAATTATGCAAGCCGCTGAGGATTCATTACGATATCTTTTGCGGCATATTGCTTTTTTGATAAAGAGTGCCGATTTGGTAAAATATCCCGGATGCGATTTTATCGCCATGCCGAAAATGTTTTACCGTTTTATTCATGGAAACAATTTAAAAAACAACTCCATCATAGAGATTGATATAAACCATTCAGTTTACAACAACAGCAATGAAATGTTTCCGAGGCACATCGCACGCAACGGCGATGATACGTTGACGCTTGTACCTAATCCACAGTGTGAACCTTCGGTGCTTGCAACAGCGGTAAGCGAATATGGAGTTGTCCGTAATATAGGCAGGACATTGGAATATAATAGCGTAAAAGAAAAAAATAACAAGGTTGTTTCCGAAAACAATTATCGTCCGTTTTTTATAAGCCAGTATGGTGTATCAAGAAACCATGTAAGAAATCACATGGGTGTTATACGTTCAATTTATTGCGGTAAAAGTTTTGGCAAAATACGCTATGCCGCAACAAATCAAGAGCATGAACATTTAGTGAATGTTCCATGTTTGGCAGTTGTTTACAAGGCAACAATGTTGCTTTTTGAAACCCGTGGAGACGGAAAAAATGATAACATATTATCTGTATTGGATGTTATGTTTAAATCAGAATTAAACAAACTCTATTCAACAGAAAAACACTTTAAATCACAAAACAACAAAGGCAGGTTTTTTTAATGGAAGAGAATATTGCAGTAATTGAAAAATCACTAATTGGGGTTGAAGACTTAAATTTTGACGCCAATGGAACTGGTGAAACTTTTATTTTTTATGGTAGCGATGGTGAACCTTATGAAGCTCATTGCATTAACGCTTCTTGCATTCCGGTGTCAACTATTGTCAGAGAACGTTTTACAGATTCAGAAGTAATAACTGTTGAAGATGCCATTCTTGCGCTTTCCAGCGTCTCTGAAGCCACTGAAGAAAATCCCGGTATAATTGCCATAGCAACAGCAAGCGAGGTTACGGAGGGTCTAATCAACAACAAGGTGGTTACTCCTAAGCGTTTATCTGAATTAACAGCAACCAACAGCAAAGCCGGATTGGTAACGCTGGCGACATACGGCAATTATACCGGAAACGCTAACACCGATACAGTTATCACCGTTGGCGTAATGAAGCAGATTGAAACTAAAATTGAAACTAAAATTGAAACTAAAATTGAAACTAAAATTGCCGAAGCCATAACCGAGCTTGAAAACAAGACAGAGGTTAGTGATGGCGAATCCGGCTATGTAAATTTCAATGGCATAATTATTCAGTGGGGAAAAATCAAACTTGCCACCTCCGGAACTGTTCCGACCGATACGGCAAAGATAGGAACATTTCCGATGGCGTTTCCGAATAATTGCCGTGCTATTACATGGAGCGGAACGGATTCTTATAACCGTGCCGGAAGACTGGTAGCGATTGATAAAACAAGTTTTTATTTAAAAGGTGATTCAGACGGAACCCAGCTTGACATTGAATATATTGCCATAGGAAATTAAACATGGAAGATATAAACGTACTTGACGTATTCGGCGGTGCAAATAACTTCTATGAACAAGATAGACTGCCGGAAAAATGTGCATGGAAAATCCATGATTGCAACCTTGAACAAGGGGTAATCGTTCCGGTAAAAGAAGATGCATTGTTACAAGACGTTACGAGCGTCAATACTGGACACTATGGTGCGATTAACCGCAGTGTGGTAAAACTGTTCGGCAATTACTATTGGAGCATTAACGACGCATTAAGCGAGCCTTATTACGGTGCGAGCTTATACACTATGGGGATTAAGCCGCCGGAAGTATTACCGACTGTTGCGGAGGAGGTAGTTGCCGAAAATGCCTTGTCGGGTAGTTTCAAATACTGCATCACCTATGTTCGTGGCGGTTTTGAATCCGCACCATTCAAACAGAGTGATGCGTATTATGTGGCAATAGAAGTTGAAGATAAAGGCATAAGAGTAACATTGCCGCAAAACATTCCGGCGGATGTTCAGCAGATAAAAATTTACCGGACAATGAATAATGACGGTACATTTTATTTGGTTGACTACGTTGATGCAGGAGCATTAAGTTATCTTGACACCTTAAGTGATGACCAGTTATTATTGAATCTGCCGATTGACAGTTTATATAACTATCCTCCGCCGGCCAGTGGCAAATATTTATGCAGTCATGATGGCGTTTTCTTTTTGGCGGTAGACGACAAATTATTCTTTAGCGAATTGGCTAATGTTCATGCTTGGAATCCGTCAAACTATATCAATATTGACGACACTATAACCGCCATAGTTCCTGAATTTATTGGCGTTTTGGTGTTTACATCCAACAGGGTATACCGTGTTACGGGGAACAGCGTTGATAATATTTCCAAAACTGAAATCCCAACCCGACAGGGGTGTTTAGACTATCACAGTTGTGCTACGTTGTCAAATGCTCCAATGTGGATTAGTAACGATGGATTATGCACATGGAACGGACAATCGATTATCCTGTTAAGTCATGGAAAATATAAAATCCCCAACGATTATAAGTTTGCCGTATCAGCCAATGATAAATACTATCTGTTTTGTGATACCCAAACAATCGTTTACGACCAACGCAATAGCGGAATATTTTACAGCTTAAGCAACACGGCAAATTACGGTTGGTATGATGTAGATGTTGACCGGATTTACCTTAGTAGAAACAACGTTATTTATGTAATGGAGGGCGGCAAGAAGAACAAAACCGCAACCATTGAAACGAGGGTTTATTATCCGGGTTCTTATTTTAGTTTGAGAATGGCAAGGATTGAAGCACTTGGCAAGGTGGTAATGAAAACCATTACAAACAAAGGCGTTATCAGTAACAATTTAAACACCGGAACGAAACGAATAAGAAATGTTTATTTGAAACCGTATAAGGCGTTTGGATTTAAAATAGTTCTTCATGTAAGTGAAAAAATTTATTCATGTTCGGTGAATTGAACAGGAGGTATATATGGGTGGAATATCAGGTGGCGGCGGTTCAGGTAGCACCAGTTTGCGTGATACCGGAATTAGTAAAAAACAGTTGGAAATTTTAAACAGCCGGGAGTCAGATTATCAGAGCTTTTTCTCTCCGATTTTAAAAAACCAAATAACTAAAGCAAGTGGCAATGTTACTGATACGAATTATATGCGTTCAGCAACGCAGAATATTAACCAACAGAGCGCACAGAGCGGTAATGCATTCAAGCAACAGATGGCACAGCGTGGGTTGTCCGGAAGCGGTGTAGAAGCGCAGGGGTTGGCAAGCATAAACAATAACCGCAATCAGGCGTTGGGCAATGCATACTATCAGGCGAGTGCTAAACAGGATGACCAGTTAATGAGATATTTACAGCTTGGCTTGAACATGAGTCCGGCGCCAACGCAAGCTGTACCGATGGGGCAGCGTAATTCTTCAACTGGGTGGGATGCCGGATTATGATAACACGCAGATTTGAAGCACAAGACATTGCCGGCATTTGCCGTTTGATAACTCTTGACCATGTGTTCAACCACATTGATACGCCGTTAAATACGCTTTATGGCATTCATTGCCTGTTAAAAGGAATGGAACAAGAGCAAATCAAAACCTATGTAGCGGAGGAAAACGGCAATGTCAAAGGAGTGGTCTTCGGGCGAATTGATGCAGATAATTTTTTTGAGTCTCATGTTATGTTTGACCGTCATGTTGATGCTTTACAATCTTGCAATGACGTTATCAAAGACCTTAAAGCACGATTCGATATCAATGGTATTATTTGCTATTTACCGGAAAGCAACCGGGCGGCAAAAATGTTGGCAAAAAAACTTGGTATGGCATTCTGCGGCTTTTCAAAACTCGATGATAGAGTATTCGGTTGTTACAAAAAAGAGGTGTAAATATGGGTTCGGTATCAGGTTTATTAAGCGGCATAGCAAATACCGCAAGTTCGGCCGGAAGTACGGCTATGGATTTTGGCAAAGGGGCGATAAACGCCATGCCCGACAATTCGATTGGCGGATTCGCACGAAACACCATGAGCAACTTTCAAAAACTCTCCGGCGAAAATTTAGCCGCAGGTGCCGGACAAATTAAACCGGGTGTTATGCAGACACTGGGAGCATTCGGGAACAGTTTAACCGAAGCAGGTGGTCAGGCGGTTACTGCAATAGGAACAAAAAAACGCAACCGCATAAAACAAGGCAATAGCGATGAAGAAAACAAAAAAACGCAGGTGGCGTTTGGCGTAGCTCCGAGGATTACCCCGGAAGCAATACAGGAAGAATATGTTTTGAAGCCGTTTACCGATTATTTTAACAACAACGAGGGTTAATTATGGCAGATACTTATAGCGGAATACAAAAAGAATATGATGATATGACTCCGTTTGCTCGGGCCGGAAGAAATATTGTTGAAGCGATTGCAGAAAGACCCGGTGTGTTGGGAGCGGTGGTTGATGGATTTGTGGACACAAAAAAAGACCGCATGCAACGGCTTCAGGCGCAACGTGCCGATGAGGATTACGAATACAACAAAAGAATGCGAACGCTTAATCTGCAAGGTGCTGAACGTGGCGAACGCATGGAAAGCAAAAAAGAAGAACTGTACAATCGCCAGTATGAAGCCACAAGGAACTTAGCCGGAGAACAGGCAAGGCAAGCGCAATCCGCAAGTATGTCGCAGGCACGGCGGGCAGAATTTGAAAATAATCGTGCGGTATTTAATACCATGCAGAACGACACATTGCAGAACACCTATATGCAGTTGCCGGATGAAGCAAAGTCCATGTTTTCAGTTGATGAGTTTATGATTGCCAACGGTAACAGCTCGGAACTAAACAACCATGTTATGATGACCGTATTGCCGCAGTTGTATATGAATGCGGTAAACAGTGGGGATGATAGCCAATTACGGCAGTATGTCCGGCAACTTGGAGCTGAGTTTGTAGTCGGCAAGGATGGACAGGAGCAAATAGTTTTAGATAATGGCACGGTTGTTCCGGTTACAAAAGAGGGTTTTTCAAAAATCTCCAACGAAGTAGAGAAACAGTTTGCTGAACGCATAAAAGGACAAATGCAGATAAAGCAAATGCAGATGTCCGGAAGTGCATATGGAAAAATTTCCGGCGACTTCATGAACGATATTATTAAATTATCCGGCAACGACAAAAAGGTAAATAGCGTAAAGAATGCACAGGAGGCGTACAGTAAACTGTCTCAATTCGATAAGCAGATGGGTGGTAAGCCGATGGGCTATGCGTCGCTTAATCATGTAATCGACACTATCAATGACCCGAAAATTCCGCAGGATATTAAAAATATTCAGATGCAAGAGGGAATGCAGATGGCTGAAGCGTTTGGTTTTGGCGTTCAGATGCCACCGGATGGTAATCCGCTGGGCGTGATGATTTACAAAAAAGATAATCCACAAGAGATGATGTCTTTAAGTGGATTTAATGAATATATCAAAAGAACGCCGGAGTTCAAACAATATGAACAGATGGTACAGAGTATCAAGGCACCATATATAGAACAGCAGCGTGTTGCCGCCGAAGCGGAAGCATTAAAAAAGTCCGAAGAACACAAAGCACAGATTGCCGCCGATGAAGAAGAAAACCCCGGTATTACGCTGGGTAGAGAGGTCGTAGAACGGTTTGAATTAAGTAACAACGTTTCAGAGGTGATAGAATTATCTAAAAAAGATATAAGTGAAATTGGTTCTATAATCGGTTTGGGTTCTGGTTTTATGTTTCAGTCGTTAGATATGGGAATGGATTTTACAGAAGCGTATAATAATTTGATAGGTTATTACGCAAGAGAGCTTGATATAAAAGAGTCTCAAGTATTAAAACTTATACCGTATCAATGGCAGTCAAGATACTATTACGAAATGGCAAAAAAAGAAGCTGAACGAGCTGAAAAAATGCCGGACACAATAGAACAGGATAATAGAACTGCAACAATCAACGCTTATGTAGGTGGGCTTGCAGGGATTGGACAGCAAATTGGTTCAGGTAGAACCGAGACGGTTGTAAATCAAGAAAAAGAAGCCGTGAAGAAAAAAGCTGAAAAATATGCAAAAGAAAACGAACGAGTGAAGAAACTAATGTCAGCGAAGACCAGCACACAAAAACAGGAAACAGCTAAACTTGCGTTAATGGGAGAATAAAATATGTCTTTAAGTAAAGCTGAGTTGAAAAAAGTAAAGCGTATTAACGATGCTAAAAGAGCCTTTGGTTTAATGGGGCAAACCAATGACGGATTTTTAACTGAAACCGGACAGGGTACAAGTTTGGCGTGTAAAGAGGGGATGCGTGGTTTAGGTAATACGCTTGAAAAAATGGGCTTTGAAACAGGTTCAACATTAAGAGATTATTATCAACGTGAAATACAGCAGAATAGACAACTGCAACCGCATGAAGACTATTCTGCATTATCATTAGACCCCGGCAATATCGGGCGTTCTATTGGTATTGGTATGGGCAGTACGGCGGTGTTTACACCTGCTATTGTAGCTGGCGGTGTAATCGGTGGCGTGCCTGGTGCTGTCGTCGGGGCGGCCGGTACGGTTGGAACAACATACGCCACGCAATACGGTGATAATCTTGACGAGTTGCGAAATAACTTTGGTGATAAATATCGAGAAGAAGATTTACGCAGTATAGCAACATTGAAGACCGGTATTGACGGCGTAATTGAAGCCGGTCTTGGTTCAGTGCCGATTGCCGGTAAAGCCGTTAGCAATGTGTTGGGGCGCACAGCTAAAAATACAATTACTAAATCTTCCGCCGATATTGCCGAAACCGGTTTTCTTGCCGCCTGTAAAAAGTTTGGACGCAGTAAGGTGGGCAGAGTTTTAGGCGGCATGGCTAAAGGTGCAACCGAAGAAGGCAGTGAAGAAGTTTTACAATACATCAATGACGTTACGACCAATTACGCTATGGGTGATACTGGGGCAAAGATTGACATTCGTGAAGCCGCTGAACGCTTTGCAGGCGGTGCATGGGGTGGTGGTATCTTTGGTGGCGTAGAGGGTGTAACTCAAAATAACACAGGTTCAACCGTAACGCCGGAAACACTAAAGAAAAACGCTCCGCAAGATGGCGTGGAAACTACACTTAAAGATATCAATAGTGCCGGAAGCGAATTAACCGTAACCACATTGGCCACCAAAGAAAAAAATGAGTTTGCCGATAAGGTTATTCCGGCGGAAAAACTCAAAGGAAAATTTTTCCGTGGCATAAAAGAACTTAGCCGTTTAATGGGAACTGAGACGGTATTTTTTGAGGGGGGTGCGAGCATCAACGGCAAATATATCCCCGGCGAAAACAAGTTGTACATCAACAAAAACACTTTTAATCAAGGACCGATGTTTGTCTTAGGGCATGAGTTTAACCACTATTTAACCGAGACAATGCCGGATGTGGCAGGATTATTCAGCAAGATTATACAAAACAATCTAACTAAATCCGGCATTGCCGAAATGAATCAGACTGCACAGACATATGCGGCGGCCGGAGTTGATACTGATATAATAGAGGAAACCTCCGGCGATGCTATGGGGCGCATGTTTGAAGACCCAAAAATGTGGCAGGAAGCAACCACTACACTGGAACACCATGCACCAGGCTATGCAAAAAAACTTTTAAACGTGCTTGACCATTTTTTAGGTTTGTTAAAAAGGGCGTTTACTGGACGTGATTATAACAAAGAAGCCAAACAAATGTACAAGGACGTTGTACAGGTTCGGCAGATGGTGGCGAATGTAGTAGCTATAGCTATAAGCAACGAAGAAAATACACAATATAATGGTGAGATTAAATCAATAGCGCAAGCTCCTGCGATGATTGGCGACAATACGGAAGTTGATACAGAAAACAACAACACCGCAACAGAAGCCACGGAAACGCAAGCAAACGGCAATGTATTGCCGGATATTCCAGCACGGCAGATAAACCGGATTGGTGAACCGCAACTCCCGTATGGCGTTAAGACACTTGAGCAGGAAAGCAAACAGGCGGAAAGCAATCTTAATAATATGGCGGAGGAACGTAAAAATTTGATTAACCAAAAACAACAGAAAACCGACGCCACAAAAATTGAAGATTATGGAGAAAAAATAGATAACGCAAAAAAAGATTTATACAAAGACAGAATTTCTGATGCAATAAAAGATGATTATACGGATGATGATATTTATAACAACCCGCCAGAAAAACTGTTTCCTAAACCTGATTATACACAATTGGAAAAGAACGGCGTTAAGCGTGATGTTATAGCTTATTTAAAGGTTTTACGTGATTCTTTCCCCCAAAAACCTACTAAACGCTGGAAGTATAAACAGGAAAGATACATCAATACAGTAAGGCGGTTATTGAAAGACGCCAAACAAGTATTGAATGATGATAGTTTTTCGGCTGACAAATTGCAATCGCAACGGGATGAACTTCAAAATGAAATCAACAATCTTGATAATGAATATAGAGAATTTAACAAAAACGCTTACAATATGCAACGCGAAGAGATGATTGCTAAAGATAATGAATTAACAAAACGAATTAATGATGCTTACCCCAAACGAGATGTTTTATCTAATTTAAACTCCATTATTCCGGTGATTGATTTTATTGTACGGACTAAAACACCATTAACAGACTTTAATTCAAATGGCCTTGATATACAACAGTTCAGAAATGGCGAATATGCGGTTTATGTAAAAAAACATCTGCTACTCAAGCAAGACGGCAGTTATTTACATAAAACAGTTGATGATGCGTATAAGGCGTTGGAAAACCACATAGCAGAATCTTTACAATATAAAAAAGATATCAAAGAAAAAGATAAAACAGCGTTGCCGGAAAATATTAGAGTTGGCGTGGATGGCAGTGTTTACGGGAATGACGAAGTCATATGGTCGTATAATGTTGAGTTTGGCACACAAAAATATCCAATTGTATTAAAGGGTGATTTTAAAACACAAAAAGAAGCTGAAGATTATCTTAATTCGGAGGATGGTAAGACCGAGCTGGCTGAACTGTATCGGGAGTTTAAAAAATCCGCTGACGAAAATGAAGCATTTTTAAACTCAACTTCAGAACGTATTGGAGAAGATTATCGGCAAGGAAGAAATATAACACCGCAGGAACTGGCAGATACTTTTGGGTTTAGAGGTGTACAGTTTGGTATTTGGCAGGATAACAAAAGTAGACAGAACCGCTTAAATGAAACTTATGACGGTTTTATGGATATGGCCAATGTTATTGGAGTATCGCCGGAAGCGATTGGTTTAGGCGGAGAGCTTGGCATTGCTTTTGGCGCACGTGGAAGCGGCAAGGCTTTAGCTCATTATGAACCAAAGGAAAACGTTATAAATTTAACTAAAATCAAAGGTGCAGGTTCATTGGCTCATGAATGGTTTCATGCTATGGATAGCTATTTTGCTAAACAATCCAGCCACAAAAGTTCTATGGCCAGCGATGTACGCACATTAGATAATATGCGTAATGAACTAAAAGCAAAATGGTTCAACTTGAAACGGTTGATTGAATCTTCCGATTTGGCTATGCGTTCAAAAAAACATGGCAAATACTGGGGGAGAATATGGGAAATGTTGGCCAGAAGTTTTGCCAGGTATGCGCAAGACAAACTTACTGAACAAAATAAACTCAACGATTTTTTAACCCGGTTCTTTGCTCCTGACGAAAACCTAAGCGAAAAATATAAAAAATTTACACCCATGCCAACAGCTAATGATATGAAATACATTACGCCGGTAATGCAGGAGTTCTTTGATGAACTAAAAGAAAAAACAGATGACAATGGTAAGCGCATATTGTATTCCCTAAGCAAAAATAATGGAGTAAATGAACGTACTTTGAGCGATAAGGAGCGTACTGCCGAGGGCGTTAAACTTGCCGATTTTACTGATAAATACAATACTGTTTTATCTGAATTTGAAAACGGCACATTAAGCAGAGACAAGCAAATAGAACTTGGCAAAACACCAGAAGCGTTGTTAATGACCGGAGTTAAACAGTTGCCTGTTGCTATAAACGGAAAACTTTTGTTTAAAGCAACAGGCAAACATCATTTGACTTTTGATGAATTGAAACAAATTCCATACGCTTTGTACAATCCTGTAATGATTTTCAAATCTTCTGAACGTTCCACTAATCCACAAAACGGAATGGTGGTTTTAACACAGATAAATGATAAAAACGGTAAGCCTGTTGTTGTTGCGCTAAATATTGGCAAACAAGATAAACGGCATACTATCAATGATATATCCAGTATTCACAGTAGAAGTTATTATGGTATTATTTCATGGATAAATGATGGAAATTTGATTTACAGTAATAGAAAACGTGCGCTCGCCTTTGCGCGATTCCGACGGCTGCAATTGCCAAAGAAGGCCACCTTAGGCGAGCGAAACAGTAATACTATAATTGACAATACCGATGATGTCAAGCCGATTTTTAAAAATAATACTAAATATTCATTAACTGAGCAGAAGAATATCTTTAATAAAGGCACGGAAGAACACGCTAACTGGCAGGATTATTTAGACAACAAAGAAGTTGAAAGCGTATCCAACAACGAAGCAACCGAACATGCTGAACGCATGATTAACAAGCTGGGTGGTGTATCTGAAACTCTCGATGCCATGAATGACGGCGGATTCGTTTTGTCCGGTGATGCTGTCGGCAGCAAGATGCGTAATATCCTGATGTTATCAAATGAATGGAAAGAGAACATCAAGAACGGCTTTAAGCAATGGCCGGCAGATTTACTGGGCAATGTGGCAACGTTGCGAGGGCAGGCGTTACAGGCCTTGAAACATGGTATCAATATTGATTCGCTTGATGATATCCAACGTACAGTTGATAACATGCTTACTGACTTCAGCAAAAAAAACGGTGCAAAAAAGACTCAAGATGTCTTAAAGAAGTTTAAAGATAAACACGGCATTGACTTGCTTAATATTCCAGAATCAATTATCAATGACCGAAACGCCGTTGATGAGATGTTCCGCAACTTGCATTCCGAAACATCTAATATGATGGACAAGGCATACGAATACTGGATTAACGCTATTCTATCTGCTCCGACTACGCATATTACGAACACAATAAGCAATACTGCCAATATGGTTTACGATATTGGTGCAAAGCGTTTGGTTGCGGCGGCAATTAACTCCACCTTGTTGCATCGAAAAGATTTGCCAAAGTTCAGCGACTTTAAACGCATGTGGAAACATGCTGATATCCGCATGGCGTGGCAACGTGCCGTAGATGCGTTTAATTATGAAGCCACAACATCTACAGGTAAAATCGAAACCCGCACAGCAACGGCTATCGGCGGCAAGGCCGGGCGTATTATCCGTACACCGGGGCGTTTTTTAAGAGCCGCTGATGAACTCTGTAAGGCTTTGGTTATTCCTATGATGGCG